AAATTCCCAAGCACAAGTGGGACGAATTGTACTATGTTGAAAATAGCCAATCTCTAAGTTCCTTGGATTATAAGTATAAAGATAGAGTGTTTGGAAATGATCCAAGACTAGTTTTACCTTTCTATTCAAGACAAGGAAAACTTGTTGGTGTTTCAGGCAGGGCTCTTAACAGTAACAAACTACGGTATCTAACACTTAAATTTGATGATCAAGAATCTCTCATCTACGGCTTACGAAATGTCGATTATAATAAAAGAGTTTATGTTACTGAAGGACCCATTGACAGTCTGTTTCTACCAAATGCTATCGCAGTTGCAGGTAGTGATTTCACAAAACTAAAATCAATAGTCCCGACAGAACAAGCTGTTGTGGTCTTTGATAATGAACGAAGAAATAGTGAACTAGTCAAGAAAATGGATCAGATCATTGAAGATGGATTTACAATTTGTCTATGGCCAAAGAACATAGTACAAAAAGATATCAACGACATGGTTCTGAATGGACTCTCAGCGAAGATTGTAGAAGATACAATTAATAACAATAAATTTTCAGGTCTATCTGCAAAGATGGCCTTGAGTGACTGGAGTAAAGTTAGTGGGTGAGAACGAAACAAAGATAGTAAAGAGAAATGGTGAGACAGAACCAATCGATTTACAAAAAGTTCATAGAATGGTTGAAGCAGCTTGTAAAGATGTAGCAGGTGTTTCAGAGTCTTCTGTAGAAATGAACTCAGGATTACAATTTTATGATGGTATAACATCAACAGAGATACAGAGTATTCTAATAAAGAGTGCTGCTGATCTTATATCATTAGATAGTCCAAACTATCAATATGTGGCTGCGAGACTGTTGTTGTTTCAAGTAAGAAAAAGTGTATTCAACACGAAATGGAAAGATTCTAAGATTTATCCACCATTGAAGGATATCGTCACACGAAACATTAATTATAATGTGTATGATGATAAGTTACTAACCTATTATAGTGACGAGGAGTGGGATAAATTAGACAGTTATATGAAACACGACAGAGATTTGTTGTTTACATATGCTGGTTTAAGACAGATAGTTGACAAATATCTAGTTCAAGACAGAAGTTCTGGACAGTTATTTGAGTCACCACAATATATGTATATGTTGATAGCTGCTGTCTTATTCAAGAACTATCCGATGGAAAAGAGGTTATCGTATGTCAAAAGATACTACGACGCCATATCAACATTCAAAATCAACATTCCAACACCTATTATGGCTGGTATTAGGACTCCTTTACGACAGTTTGCTAGTTGTGTATTGGTTGATTCTGATGATACTCTGGACAGTATTTTTAGTTCTGATATGGCTATTGGTCGTTATGTTGCTCAGCGTGCGGGAATTGGTATTAATGCTGGCAGGATTCGAGGATTGGGTTCGAAGATACGAGGTGGTGAGGTCCAACATACAGGAGTCATTCCGTTTCTTAAAAAGTTTGAATCAACAGTTCGTTGTTGCACTCAAAATGGTGTTCGAGGTGGTTCAGCAACTGTTCATTTTCCGATATGGCATCAAGAAATTGAAGACATTATTGTTCTCAAGAACAACAAAGGTTCAGAAGACAACAGAGTCAGAAAATTAGACTATTCAATACAAATATCAAAATTGTTTTATGAAAGATTTCTAAAAAATGAAGATATAACTTTGTTTAGTCCACATGAAGTACCTGGTTTGTATGAAGCGTTTGGTACAGAAAAGTTTGATGAACTCTATGAACAATATGAAAGAGCATATTCAGTACCCAAAACTAAAGTAAATGCTCAAACATTGTTCATGGAGTTGCTCAAAGAAAGAGCTGAAACAGGTAGAATCTATATCATGAATATAGACCATTGTAATTCTCATTCATCTTTCATTGAAGAAGAATCAAAAATCAATATGTCTAATTTATGTCAAGAGATTACATTACCAACAGAACCATTACAAAGTCCTAGTGATACTAAAGGTGAAATAGCACTTTGTATATTGTCTGCTATCAATGTTGGTCAACTCACTACTGATTTAAAGGATTTACCTGAATTATGTGACTTAGCAGTAAGAGCATTAGATGAAGTAATTGATTATCAGAGATATCCTGTTCCTGCAGCAGAACATTCAACAGTTAATAGAAGAAGTCTTGGTATTGGTTATATTGGATTAGCACATTTTCTTGCAAAGAATAAAGTAAAATATGATGATAAAGAAGCACATGATTTAGTTCACAAATTGAGTGAACATTTTCAGTTCAATTTGATAAAAACATCTGTTGAACTAGCAAAAGAGAAAGGTGCTTGTGGATATTACAATCAGACAAAATATCATCAAGGACTATTACCAATAGACCATTATAAAAAAGATGTTGATGAATTAGTGAAACCAGATTATGAATGTGATTGGGAATCATTAAGAGAAGAGGTTATTAAACATGGTATGAGAAACTCTACATTATCTGCTCAGATGCCTTCGGAGAGTTCCTCTGTGGTGTCAAATGAAACAAATGGTATAGAACCACCAAGAGATTACTTATCAATTAAAAAATCTAAAAAAGGACCTCTCAAACAAATAGTGCCTGGATACCCACATTTAAAGAACAATTATACTTTACTATGGGATATGCCAAGTAATGATGGGTATATAAAAGTTGTATCAATAATGCAAAAGTTTTTTGACCAAGCAATAAGTGGTAATTGGAGTTATAATCCAGAAAATTATGATAATAATGAAGTTCCATTATCTGAAATGGCAAAAGATATGTTAAACACATATAAATATGGTTGGAAAACATCTTATTATCAAAATACTTACGATAGTAAAACAGATGAAGATATAGAAGATGATACAACAGCAAAAGATATAGTATCAAATGACAATTATGAAGATTTTGATGATGAAGAAGATTGTGAGGCATGTGCAATATGAGTATATTTAACAAAAACAAAGTAAACACTTTAAAACAACCAATGTTTTTTGGTGAAGAACTTAATACACAAAGATATGACGAGTTCAAATATCCTATATTTGATAAGTTGACACAAACACAACTAGGATACTTCTGGAGACCAGAAGAAGTGTCTCTACAAAAAGACCGAAATGATTATCAATCATTAGACGAAGGACAAAAACACATCTTTACAGCGAATCTAAAATATCAGACACTATTAGATTCAGTTCAAGGTCGTGGTCCTGCATTAGCATTACTGCCGTATTGTTCTATACCAGAACTTGAAGGATGCATCATTGCTTGGGACTTTATGGAGTCTATACATAGTCGGTCATATACTTATATAATGAAGAATTTATATCCAAATCCTGCAGAAGTGTTTGATACTATTTTAGATACAAAAGAAATAGTTCAAAGAGCTGAGTCAGTCACTAAATGTTATGATAATTTCATAGAATACGCTCAAAAGTATCAATTAGGATATGTCAAAGATACTAGAGAACTTAAAAGAAGATTCTATTTGATGATGATATCAATTAACATATTAGAAGGTATAAGATTCTATGTATCATTTGCTTGTACATTTGGTTTTGGTGAATTAAGACTCATGGAAGGTAGTGCAAAGATTATTTCTTTGATTGCAAGAGATGAATCTCAACATTTAGCTATATCACAACATATAATAAAGAACTATAAAAAGTTTGAAAAAGATAAAGAAATGTTATCTGTAATAAAAGAATGTGAAGAAGAAGTCTATAATATGTATCGTCAAGCAGTAGAAGAAGAAAAAGAGTGGGCAAAATACTTATTTAAAGATGGGTCAATGATTGGTTTATCAGAAACATTATTAAGTAATTATGTTGAATATATTGCTAATAAAAGATTGAAAGGTATTGGATTAGACCCTATATATGATATATCAAGTAGAAATAACCCTTTACCTTGGACTCAACATTGGTTATCAAGTAGAGGACAACAGAATGCACCACAAGAGACAGAAATAGAATCATATATCATTGGTGGTATAAAACAAGATATAGAAGAAAATACATTTGGAGAGTTTAAATTATGATGGAACCATTTGAGAATATCGGTGAACTAATAACATTTATTAGTCTTTTTTCATTAGCATGGATATCACCACTCTTTTTTATTTGGATTGATAGAGGTATCAGTGGAGATAGATAAAAAAGTATTACAAGTAGTCAATCTTTCTCCAAATGAAAGTGTTGTAGAAAGAATAGTAGAAGTACATCCGATGAAACAAGTAGCAATCATGTCAGTAGTACAAGTTGTTATATTTTTCATGATGTTAGGAAGTATGGTATTAATAGGAAAATTATTTGAATGAAAGAATTAGGAATGACATTGTTTGGAGTGTTCTGTATAGTAGCATTCTTTAGTATAAAAATATATCCAGATTTAGAATATTCTGGTGTCGGTGGTGGTCATTCATGCACCGGTGAATGTTATGAAGAATATGTAAGAATCAATGGGACTACTGTTGAAATAGAACAGAGAAAAAGAGAACTAGCATCAGTTGATGAATTTAGTTCTATTAAAGGATTATGGTCTGGTTGTGCAGCATGTCATGGCAACGAAGGTCAAGGTATGGGAGTATTTCCAAAACTTGCAGGACAGAATGCTGATTACATAATAAACAGACTGAATCAATACAAAAACAGAGAACAAGTAGGTCCTATGAGTGCTACTATGTATGCACAAGCAGGTATGTTATCTGACAATGACATAAATACTATTGGTAGATTTATTGAGGAGACTATGAAATGATTGAAATATACAGTAAACCAGCATGTCCTTATTGTGTTCGAGCAAAGAACTTATGTGAACAAAAAGGATATGAATACACATACAAAATGTTGGACGAAGACTTTACCAGAGAAGAACTTTTTGAGAAGTTTCCAACAGCAAGAACTTTTCCACAGATAACAGCTCATGGAGAATATATCGGTGGATTTACAGAATTTGAACAATGGTCTAACGGAGAAAGAAGGATTTAAGACATGGAAAACATAGAGCATCATGATGAAAATTGTATTGAGATGTTTTGTGAAGAATGTGGAGCTGACTTTACAATAGAACATGAAATGGGATTACAATATATCCCACACTATTGTACATTTTGTGGCTCTGAAATATATCGTGAAGAGGAGAATATAGATTATGAAGATATTAATGAAGGAACTGTTCACTAGAGCAAATCTAGAAACGAACATATACACAGCAATTATACTAGGTTCTCTAGTATTGATGTCATTTACATCTTGTTCAATCATAGAAATCAACAAACAAGAAGAAGACTATAGAGATATGGAAGAATTACAACCATTGTATGAAAAATGTGAGAGATTTGAATACAAA